ACGGCTCCGGCGACGGCTACGGCGACGGCTCCGGCGACGGCTACGGCTCCGGCTACGGCTCCGGCTCCGGCTCCGGCGACGGCGACGGCTCCGGCTCCGGCTACGGCGACGGCGACGGCGACGGCTACGGCTACGGCGACGGCTCCGGCTGAAAACCACGAACTAAGGTGGAATGAAATGAATGCAGCATTGATGATCAAAAATAATCACGGGTCATACTTCGATGGGGCAGTAACGCACGCTGAGATAGTTGCTGATACGCACGGCCTGTGCAACCTAGCTGCAATACCAGGTACAGCGATTGATGGAATTGAAGAGTCACACTTGCTTATGCAAGGCAATGAATTTTACGAAACCGAGTTAAGCAAAAATCTCGAGTTTGCAAAGTCAATGTTTGATCTGACCATGAACTGCCTTGACATCAATGAGGATGTTGCGAATCGGCATATCAGGATTGCGCAAACAAAGAAGATGATCAAAGCGCTGCATGAATTGTTAGAGAGGTTGTGATGGCAATGTCAATAAATGTTGTGGCAACACTGTTTATGCTGGTATCCGTTGTGGCTGTGGTGATTACGATGAGAGCAATTAACAAGCACGCAAAAAACATTAACTTCGTTGCGTTGCTAATTTTCCAGCTCTCTTTGGTTCTGTTTTTTGCAGTTAATTTAACTGAGTAATGGAGGTTAAAAATGATCAAGTGCAGAGTGAAAGTAAAAACTGGAAAAGATTTATTTCAGTATTCCGGGCTGTTCATTTCGTCTTGGCACGCGCTGATGGATGCGGCGTATAAATTTTCTCATGTCGAGAGAGCAATAACAGTGACGGTGATCAAATGAACCTTCCGGTCATGAAATTATCGCCGCAAGCGGTTGCGTTGCGGGTACGCGAGAACGAATGGGTGGCGCTGGAACGTGCGATCGATGATCTGGTTTTGAACCGCGATTACCCGCTCGATATTCCAAAAGTGCTCGAGTGCATCCAGGCGGCACTCACAAAAAGACAGGGATTCTTGTCGCTGGAATCGGTTGAGCACAAAAACATTCAGCAGGACGTGAATGTGATGGAAGCACTGATTAATCATATGACACTGAATCATGGAACTGATGGACTGATACAGCGCGCTGAGAAGATGGAAGATTTAAAGATCGCTGTAGCGCATGTAGGAATAGCAATATGAATAACTTCGATTGGCGATCATGGGCTGAAGCGTTGTTTTGCGTAATCGCGTATGTGTTGCTTGAAGTTTTTGTTTTAAATAATTGATATGAAAACACAGAAACAGTTAAAACAATCACCGATCGACATCGCCTTTGATCTTGGCGCGACAGCATACGGTGACGGCTACACAAGCAGCAGCAATCCGTACGACCGTGAGCAACAAGCAGAACTGTTTATTGCGTGGGCTGACGGATGGCGACACGAGAAAAAATATTGGGAGGGGAAGTTATGAATGCGCAGATAGAAGAGGTTTTGAAAATGGACCGCCGCACCTACATCGGAGGAAGCGATACCGCGGCAATACTAGGAGTGTCTCCTTGGAAGTCAAAGTTTGCCCTGTATCAAGAAAAAATAGGTGAATGGCAGCAAGAAATCACGCCAGAAAAAGAACGTATTTTTGCTCGCGGAAAGCGCTGGGAGCCGATTGTAATTGAAATGCTCATCGATGAGCTTGATGATCGCGGTCATGACGTGCAAGTGGCCGGAAGAAATAACCGAATCAAGGATAGTGAGCATGACTTCCTGGCCGCCGAGATCGATCTTGAACTGATTGTTGACGGAGAACTGATCAACGGAGAAATGAAAACCGTTCACCCGTTCGCATCAAAGGACTGGGGAGAGCAAGGAACTGACGAAATTCCGCTTTACTACACGGCGCAAGTTCTGCATGGGCAAATGGTTACGCGGCGCAAAAAAACGGTTGTTGCGGCATTAATCGGAGCCGATGATCTTCGTGTTCATTTTGTCGAACGCGACGAGGAAATGATTCAAATCATCCGTGCAAAAGAAATCGAATTTTGGAACAGCGTACAAAACAGGATTGCGCCTGATCCAGTGACTATTGATGACATCAACAGGCTGTACCGGTATGACTCGGGGAAAATCATTGAGGCTGATACGGAGTTGTTTGCGCTATACACCGAGCTGACACACGTCAACGAGGATTTGAAAGCCAATGAAGCGCACGCAGAAACGCTGAAATCACGAATTAAGGCGCGCATGGGAGAAGCTGCATTGTTGATGCACAACGGGCAAAAGCTGGTTTCTTGGAAATCAAACAAGAAAAGCATTAAAACCGATTGGAATGATGCTTTTTATGATCTTGTCAGACACACGGTAATTTCACCGGCAGACGTTGATTTGATCATCAAGGGCTGTACAACCACCGAACCCGGCGCAAGACCATTTTTATTGAAATGAGGATATAAATCATGAGCGTAGCTGAATTGAAAGAAAAATCTACAGGGGTAAAAAAGAATCCAGTTGCTGAATTCGGTAATTTTATGGACAGACTAAAGCCGCAGCTTGCTTTGGCTCTTCCGAAACACTTGACGGCTGACCGCATGGCAAGGCTCGCACTTACAGCATTCAGCACAAGCGAGAAATTGCAGCAATGTGATCCAAAAAGCATAGCGGCATCAATTATGCTGGCTGGGCAACTTGGCTTGGAAGTTGGAGTAAATGGCGCTGGATTCTTGGTCCCATATGGCAGAACTTGCACATTTGTTCCTGGCTGGAAAGGATTGGTTGACTTGGTTGCTCGTAGCGGGCGTGGCACAGTATTCACTGGTGTGATTTTCAAAGATCAGGAATATACGTTTTTGGACGGAGCTAGGCGCGATCTAATTATCCATAATGAAACAGACTTGGATGACCCGGATGACATAACTCACGCTTACGCTATCGGTTGGGTAAAGGATGCTTCTATGCCCATTATTGAGTTGTGGCGCGTGAGCAAGATTGAAAAACATCGTAACAAATATAACAAGGTTGGCAAGGCTCATTACAGCTATATGAATTGGGAAATGTATGCAAGAAAAACCCCATTGATGCAGGTTTTGAAGTACATGCCTTGCTCAATTGAAGTGGCAAATGCTGTTGCAGTAAGTAACGCAGCTGAAATGGGGCGCGGTGTAACCATAGAAAACGGAATTGTCATTGATACCGATTCTCACGGTGTTGATGTTGTTGATAAATCTACAGGCGAAATAGTTGAAACAAAACCTACGAATGATACCAAGCAAATCACACGCGATCAGCCGATTGTCTCCGGAGATATTCCATCGCCGGAAGAACAGGCAGCCATACAGCAGCGCTTGATCGATGAAGCAGAAGCAGAAAAAGCAGCGGCCGAGAAGAAATCAAAGACAAATTTTAGCGTGGAGTAATTACACATGAGTCAGCAACAGCAAAATATATGGCTCCAATCATTTGGAATCTGCGGGCAAGTAATCACAAAACCAACAAGAGCAGAATTGATAAAAGGCAAATGCTCATTCTATAACGACGCGAGCGGTTCTAATGAGCTTAGAGCGCACATCAAGGAAAAAATTGAAGCAGGTTGCGTTATTAGAGGCGATGCATATAAAGCACTTTTAAAAGAAGGGAAAATACCAGAAAACGACGGAAAGCCAATTGCGGTTAGGTCATTTGGGATTCGCTTCACAAAAGTCATGAAAGAACTCGGAAAGTCAAAACCAAAAGACAAGCCAGCCGAACACACAAACGCAAGGAAAATGATTGATTTATTCGATTCCGGCATGAAAGAAATAGACATCATAAAAATTCATGGCTATTCAAGATCACAGGTTTATACAACGCTTTTGAGATATGGCCGAGTTAAAAAAAGGAGCTTCAGTAACAGCCTTAGAGTCGACGAATTAAAGATTCCAAAAATCACAAAAATGATTCTTGATAACGTTAACAAGAAAGAAATCAGCAAGAGAGTTTGTGTCACTTTACGTTATGTTGAGCAAATAATAAGAGAGCGCGAAAAGGCTTTCAGATTGCTGAGTAGCGGCGAGGTAAAAACGGCTGTTTCATTGGGTCAAGCTATTAGCGTCAGCAATGTATACGCTGAGTCATTGGTAAGAGAATTTATGGAGCGAAAAAATGAGCCAGCAAGTACAAGACCTGTTTGACGATGAGGCGGAATTTCAGGAATTACTTGATACCGCCAAAAATAATGCAGCAAACGATTGGGAGGAAAATTTCATATCCCAGCAAATAGACAAATTTGCGCAGTTTGGGCGTCAGATGTACTTATCTGATTTGCAGCTAGTTAACATCAGGCGTATTGCCAGAGACGAATAACCATTAATCCAAATTAAACACGGAGAAATAAACCATGAGCAAAGAACAATCACAAGATTTTAGACAAATGACTGCCGACACTGTTGGAAAAGATTTATTGGGCGCACTGGTTGCTGAAATCAAATTGCTGCCGGATGTGTGGCCAAAGCTGCCGAAAGTCAAACAGGATGACGTGATCGAGCGGCTGCGTAAGCGCGTCGAGGAAAACGTAGCAATGGCGGTATTTACTATCGCCGCCCAGGATCGCACGGTTGTCGCCGGTGCGCTGGAACAGATCACGATTAAGGATGGTGTTAAGGCGGTGATCAAGTTTGGCATTAAAGCACCAAACCTGGACGGATTATACGAAGCAGCCAGCGAAGGTAAGGACGTGCTTGTAGTTGTGGCCGGCGCAAAAGATTACACCGGCGGAATGAATGAGGTACAGGGAGAAAACGATCAGCGCGCAATGGATTTAGGTCACGAATATCACGACAACGACGGCTGCGGCATGGATGGCGTGTCAGATGTTGATCCAGATACCGGTGAAATCAAAGGATTGCCGTCACCTGACCAGGTTAAACCAACCGATGAGGAATTAGAAAAAGCCTTTGGTGACGGTTATCAGGCAGCGTCGGAAGGCAAACCGCAAAGCGATTGCCCGATCATACGCAGCGAACTTGTTGTGGAATGGATCAAGGGATGGAAAGCCTGGCATGAGGATAATCCACACAGCAAAGAGGCTGCTTAGCATGAAAGCAATAATTTTTGACACAGAAACCACCGGCATAGTCGATCCTGAAATTATAGAAGCCGCATGGATTGAGCCTATGTTCATTGACTACCTTAGCTCTGAAAAGATTGCGGATTCGTTCCATGGTAGATACAAGCCATCAAAACCGATATCTCTATCAGCAATGTCGGTGCATCACATCATGGATGAGGATTTGGAAGGTTGTTTGCCATCAAGCAGTTTTAGTTTGCCAGATGATATTGATTACCTGATCGGACACAACATTGATTTTGATTGGGGTGCAGCAGGAAAACCGGTAGTAAACCGGATTTGTACACTGGCACTGTCGCGCTATCTGTGGCCTGAGCTTGATTCGCATAGTCAATCATCAATGCTTTATTACCTTGAGCGTAAGAATGCAAGGGAATTATTGCGAGGTAAAGCGCATTCTGCGGCAGATGATGTGCATAACTGCGTGATTATTCTTAGTCACATCGTAAGAAAACTTGGTGACGTGGATTCATGGGGTGCGCTGTGGCAACGCTCAGAGATCGCAAGAATACCTACAGTGATGTCCTTCGGTAAGTATAAAGGCACACCAATCAAGGATATTCCTGCTGATTACAAAAGATGGCTGCTTAATCAGCCCGAAATTGATCAATACTTATACAAGGCACTTACGCAATCATGAAAGTCAACAAAATATCATCACACGGCAACGTAGCAGTGCGCAATGTTGAGATCAACGTGCGCGCACCGATCGCACTGATCTGCGGCAGCAATCGCGCCGGGAAAACAAGTTTAAGAAATGGAATTATTCATGCGCTTACCGGAAAAACGGATGTAGTGCGATACGAAAAAGACTGGCCGATGCTAATTAACAAGCATGACGATAATAAAATCGGCTACACCTTGGTTAATTTCGATGACAATCAAACCGCCTGCATCAATCTGCACAACGGGGTTCATGAACTAAAAACACCGCTGCATTCCGCCCTGCCCTATGTGCTGAATCCGGCACTGTTCGGCAGCATCACACCGGATGAACGACGCAGTTTTCTGTTCGATCTTGGAAACCTGCGCAGCGACGGCGCCGAAGTTAAGCAAAAGCTGCTTGACCGTGGCTGCGAACCTTACAAGGTTGGTCAGGTGTTGCCATTCCTGAGATCAAGCTTCGACAGCGCAGCAAAGCATGCGGAAGAAAATGTAAAGCAGTCGCGCGCTAATTGGAAAGCAGTTACCGGGGAAAACTACGGGGACAAAAAGGCAGAAGGATGGAAAGCCCAGCAACCACCGGCCATCGATGGCGGCGCGAAAGAAACGGTTGAAGCGGAACTGTCAAGAATCGACGCTGAACTGGATGCAGCGAATCAAAAGCTGGGTACCCTGCAAGCAGAATTTAACGGTGCGGCCGCTCGAAATGCCGAAATTGCAAGACTGCGTGCCGAGCACGAAAAAGTTGATCGGATCAGAACCAAGCTGGACAAAGACCGGCAGGAAGTAGCGATGTGGACGGTTAAAGTCAATGACACGCGCTTGATCGCACAGGGGTCGAAACCGGGTGCAATTTCTTGCGCTTGCCCGTCGTGCGGAACTGAGCTCGTATTTGATGGTGAAAAACTGATCGAGCGCGGTGGCGATTTGCATGGTAACGAAGACGCGGCCGTTAAATTGCCAGAATACGAGAAAACACTCTCCATGCTGAAAAACGCTGTGTCAAACGGTGAACGCGATCTTGTCAGTGCGACAGCGGCAGGTGAAAGAATTGCAGTAATGGAAGCTGAGAACAAAGCAGCGCCAGATGAACAAGCGCTGGCAGCCCTTAAAGCCAATATCGAAGTGATAAAATCATCGCGCAAAGAGGTCAAGGAAAAGCTGGATGAAATAGAAAGAAATGTGAGATTGGCTAGCGAGTCGGAAGCAAAAACCAAAAAAGCAGCAGAACATCATGCCAGCTTGCAGGCATGGGACAAAATAGCCTCAGCACTGGCGCCTGACGGTATCCCGAGTGAAATGCTTGGTGCGGCATTAAAACCAATTAATGACCGTATTTCAGTTAGCGTTGCGGCGTTGAATTTTCCCGGAAACGTGCATATCCGCAACGACATGACGATCATGGAAGATGACGCGAAGTTGTACTCGCTGAGTTCAAAAGCCACGCGCCTGCTGATCGATTCAATGATTGCTGAAGCTATCAGCCATGTTTCTGGTATCAAGGCATTTATGGTCGACGAGTTTGACCTCCTTGATATGGAAAGTCGCAGCAATTACCTGAACTGGCTTATCGAACTGGCAGAGAAAAAGGAAATCGACACGGCCATTATTTTCGGCACGCTGAAGCAACCTCCAAAACTTCCGCCGCAATTCTCGGTGCATTGGTTGCAGGATGGGGTTATTGCCGATCATGTTGCGGAGGCTGCGGCATGAGTACTGTCAAAGAGCGCCCAATAATTTTTTCTGCGCCGATGGTTCGCGCCATTCTGGATGGGACAAAGACGCAAACGCGCATAATTATAAAATTACCGAACGAGCGCGGAGATTGGGAAGTGTCAACTACCGCTTCATTAGTTTTAACAGCAGAATTATCTAAGTGGGATGACACCATTAGAAATAATTTAAGACCAGATATTAACAACTGGACACCAGATATACTTGTTAATTTTAATGAGCTAGGTTTTTTTGACCTATTCAAGAATAAGCCATCCAATATTAGTTACTTTGAGAGTAACGCCTCACGTAATAGAAGAATAGTCAAATATACAAAAGGCAGATGCGGTGACAATGAGCAGACGAGAGTTTTGAAAGAAAATATCACTAAAATGATTGGCGATGAAATTCAGAAGTGGATGTTCTTGCATAGTGGGTTATCAGAAGCGATAGTAAATGTTGCCCACCATGCATATCCAAAGACACATGGGTATTCCGAAATTGATAAGAATTGGTATTATACAGCCTCATACAATACCTCTAAGAGAGAGCTAAAGGTTGTATTCTATGATCAAGGCATCGGAATTCCTAAGTCACTGCCCGCCTCTGATTTTTGGGAAAAATTATTAGAGTCTTTATCGATATTTCCAATTGCGGACAGGAAAAAAGATGAAGTGCTTTTAAAAGCTGCTGTTGAGTTTGATAGAACAAGGACAGAAGATTCAGATAGAGGGAAGGGATTGCAGGACTTGATGGAATTCATACGGCAACGCGGTGAAGGTTATTTGTCAATTCTTAGTTTGAAGGGTTTGTTTAAGTTAGAAATTAAAAACGGTATTGAATCAATAAAATCTGAACACTTCGATTATCCCGTCTGTGGTACCTTAATAATTTGGTGCGTTACGGTATGACTATAATCTAAATAGATGGAAAAATGAAAACGCTTAATATTGGAAAAGATTTTTCTATTGACCCAATAGGACGGTATAGGTCTGATGGTAACAGAAGTGGAGAAACTTTCAGAGAAGATTACCTTAAACCAGCACTTAAAACCCTTGAACCAGAGGAAAAGTTAGAAATAATCATTGATGACGGTGTAGAAAGTTACGGTTCATCCTTTTTGTCAGAAGGATTCGCCGGTATGGTGAAATATGGATTCATCACAAATTCTGAACTCCTAGAAAAAATCGAAATTACCTATACTAATAGCGACTTTGATTTTTATAAAAACAAGATAATAGAGTACATAAATAAAGCACAAAAAAACCCAGCATGACGATATGATGCATTTGCGCTGGGTAGACATCTATCTACGCAACAAGCAATTATCACACATCACGCGCGATGACATTGATCTGATCTCTCGCAATCGGGTTTCAGAAGGCGCCAGCAACGCAACAGCAAACCGTACACTAGCCGTTATCAGGTCGATACTCAGAAAGGCCGTCAATGAGTGGGAATGGATCGACAGGCACACAAAAATAAAACTGCTGCCAGAACCAAAACGCCGTATCAGGTGGATTACCCAAGAAGAAGCAGCGCGATTAATATCAGAATTGCCAGAACACCTGGCAGCGATGGCACGCTTTAGCCTGGAAACGGGTCTAAGACAAGCAAACGTTGCCGGATTAACTTGGCAACAGGTTGACATTGACCGCCAATGCGCATGGATACACCCTGATCAATCGAAAGCCAAAAATGCTATTCACGTACCGCTATCCAAATCCGCAATAGAAATAATCAAATCCCAATCCGGCAAGAATACAGTCTATATTTTCACTTACTGCGGCGCAAAAATAACGAACGTAAGCACCAAGGCATGGTACAAAGCTCTGGATAGAGCCGGGATAAAAGATTTTCGCTGGCACGACTTGCGCCACACCTGGGCAAGCTGGCACATCATGCGCGGCACTCCGCTCGCTGTACTGCAAGAATTGGGCGGATGGGAATCAAGGGAAATGGTCGCAAAATACGCGCACTTCTCCAAAGATCATCTATCGCAATTTGCGCATGATATGCAGATTAAAACGCACTAACACAGCGTAGCGGAATCGTAACTACACAAAAATTAACTTATTGATTTCTAAGTGTCTTAAAATTACTATTCGCTACGTTTAAATAATATAAGCAATTGAAATAAATAATATACTTATACAGACAAACGGTTTCGTAATCAGTAGGTCGGAGGTTCGACTCCTCTCAACAGCACCATAAAATCAATAAGTTGCTTGTAAAATTTAGTTGCAAAATAAAATTGCGTAGCGGAATCGTAGCCACTCACAAAGTGGGCTGGTAAAAACGCCTCGGCATATTCGCAAAAAACTCAGCTGCTGTCTGTACTGACGCCCCTCCACCAGCATTGTATGTAGACGTTAAATCTTGCGAGCTATTTGCGTGTAAAAAGGTAGCGAAATAGTGTCTCCGGCGCGTACCGTCTGTATTTATATAAGCCCACCGACCACCGCCAAGCCCTGGTGAATATGGGGCACCGTTTAATATTCCAGAACCAACAATATCATTGTCATATCCTGCATCACATCCGGCTTGAATGAGAAATTTAGGCGTTCCATTAAATGCCGAGCCATTTGTTGACACAAGCTGGCTTTCAAAAGTTACTAGAACACCTCTCAGCGCCGTGGGATCAGATAAAGTTATGCGTGACATCAAGTCGGTGTGCAGCAATCTGTATTTACTAGTATCACTAGACGATGCGCTCCAATCACCGGATGTTGGGCAAAATGGGAAAGCAGGAACATTTATAGTATCTTTGAAAAGTGTAGCGCAAGCGTAACCGCCTGATGTTGCCCCCGCTACAATCGTGTATCCGGTACAAGACTCAACATTACTTTGAATCGTACCTTGCCTACTCCAAACTCCCGTATCATCCAAAGTATAGCATTGCCCGTTAGTCACCCTAAGCGCCGCATTGGTACACGTGTTATCTGATGCTGCGCACGCTTCAAACCAAGGGATAATCCTATTCGCCCAGGTTGTTTGTATATCTCTTTTAGCATTCACTTTGTCAGTATCTGATCCGGCAGGAGTTCCTGTATTCCACGCACCCAGAAAAGTGGTATTCAAGTTATCCCCATAAAGGCGGAACCCCATGCCAAAATACCCACGCCAGGCCCATTGCTGGTATATCGTAGGAGCCTCCATGATAGTTGCACCAGATTCGTTATTACCCATCCACGGGTAAATGGTTGCATAATCAAATTCAGGGACAGTCAATGCATCTGGCTTCAAAGTTAATATTGTCATTGTGGTAATAGCTCCAAAGAGTAATCTGTCAGTGCAAAAGTATCACTGGCATTTGCGGCTTTAATATTTATATTCAGGTACATTGGTGCCACCGTGGTGGTCGTCGATCCTCGATCTGTTGCCACGTCTGTTCCCGAGCCGTTCTTAGTTAACCAGTTTGTAACTTTCATACTAGCCACCCCATAAGGTCCAGCGGCAGTAATAACAAATTCGACCTCTACCCAGAAGTCACGTTTGTCTGCATTAGTAATACCAGTTAAATCAAACAGCGCCTGATTAGTAGTTATATCAGGGGCAGGAGTATTACCAAGACGTATGACTAGCTCAAATGTACTATTTGCGTTTGTCTTTCTAATTTGACACTTAACAACACCTCGGCATCCTTTGTATAGCATGTAAGCAGGTATCATAGGCTGCGCCAAGCTTCCCAGCAAACTGACGTCACCAGCCGCGCCCGCAACTCCAGACACCAGCGGAGATGCAATGCTACTGGATGCTCCATATATCATTTGCCCTCGATCTGCGAAGCGCCAGTTTGTTCCATCCGATCTTAGCTTAATTCCTTGTGTATTGGATCCATACCCAGTTAAGCAGCTTGGGTCAATCAATATCTCAGTTCCCCAAGGAACATCCCACGGGTAAGGGTGGTAGCCCCAGGTGTAAGATGGGATTTGTGATGACACAAGATTTCCATATCCATCAGAAAAATTATTGTCATTATTAATCCGCGCGAAATCACGCAGATACATTTTCATCATTTTTGCATCAAGAGCCGTCAAAATATCCATGTCAGCCCCTTATTGATATGTTCCGGATGCGCGGTCAGTCCACGTGTTTCCGAACTCTCCTGTTTTCCACAGAAGTGTTCCGTCTGCTATTGTCTCGCGCGAAATGGCGTGATATGGATCGCTATCAGCGGTGCCGCTATCAGCATATCCTGTGTAAATGTATGTACCTGTGTTATCTTCTTTTACAATTAGCTGAGATAACTGTATGCCCTTTGGGCTTACTATCGTTGTCATATGACTCTCCTGCGCCTCGCGGCGTTAGGTTATAAAATTTATTTCTTTCCCCAGTGCGTTAATCCGCCAAGCCTTACGCCTGCCCACATTGCCCATGAAGTAGCAAGCCCAAACATATTTTTGATGATTCCAGCGAGCTTTTCATCATCGCCGCGCAAGCACTCATAAATAACGCCACGCATGATCTTGTCTGATGTGCTTCTATCAACCTTTATTCCTGAGCCGGTAATAATTTCATGCGGGTACGTGTACAGCCAATCGTGGATAGCGCATGCTTTATCACCAACGCCACCAAAGAGCATGTAAATAATCGGGAATCGCGGAACTGAGCCAAAGTTTGTTACAAATCCTTCTGGAACAACTATTACGCCAACCGTTTTGGAGTTGTAAACAAGCGGATCAAGAAGTTTCCATTCATGCTCGGAAACTTTTTTCACATTCAAATCGGTTAGGAATTTGCCCATAATTACCTCTTGTCAGGGTAGATGCCGGCGCGCTCCCAGCGATCCTTGCAATCATCGTCAGCGCACGTTTTTATCGATTCTGGCAACCATTGCATATTGCGAACAGCATCGCAGCCGCCACGGGCAATCGGGATGACGTGATCAATTTGCCACTTGCTCCGATCATATGCAGCTGGTAGCGGATACAATTTCTCGAATTGCCTTATTACTTCAGGATTGCGCTTGATCTTGCCGGTTGCGGTGCGCTTTGGCTCGCCGCAGTAGCGCGTTTCCGTTAAGTGATTATCAGCGTATGCACCACCGCACCATGACAACATTACGGCTATGATAAAAATTATCGATCTCATCTCAATTCAAATTCACGTTTAACGAATTCAGCCATTTCTTTACATGCTGCCGCACCGAGGTCTATTTCGTAGGTCGTGCTGTCAAGTCGTCTTCTATTCTCGTCCGCCAGCTCGGTACCGATGTAAATTTCTCCACCTGTTCCATGATCTGCTTGGGGAATTTGGCCTTTTCCTCGCATGGCGTCTCGATCACAACTTGTTGCTTTGGTGTTGATACGCAGGCTGCGACTGTTAGCAGCAACAAGACGGTTATTAAGGTCTTCGATAGTTTGCGCATAATGGATCACGGCTCCTGTAAAGTTTTGGTCTTTAATCTTCATTTTTGCTTCGACTTCAGCCTTTCGCTTTGCCAATAACTTGGCTGATTTTTCTGCGGTTTCCGAATCACGCTTCTCGTACTTGGCTACCGTATCATCCACACCAGATTGATAGACTTCGTGGTGCCAATAGAAATACAGCGCGATCACAACAATCGCACCTATGATTTGTGGAAGGTATTTGCGAGCCAACGCAATTATTAAGTCGATTCCCATTTTTAGCATCCGTAGTAATAAGGAATTAAATCGTCGTCATTTGCTGCCATATCTGTCCTCCATTTGCTTTTCGATTATTGTCTGCACTCGGTATAAAAACCGCACTCCATAATGACCAGCTATACCGACGAAAAATAATGAAAGCTCAAAATTAAAGCCTATCGACCGCGCCAAGTAAAACGCCATGAGTCCTATGAATCCGCTCGAAAAAACCTCGACAAAACACCCAAAAAAACCGAATGCTTTTGGATTCCCATTTTTAACATTGTTCAACCATCTAACCATTCCGCCCATCATCCCGACTCCCAAGACGAGCGCCCAAGTAATAAGTGACCAGTTTTCAGGATCGCGTAAAGGCATAACGCGCTCCTAAAGCGCCGCTTTTATGAAAAGCAAGCCTGAAATACCCGAGCGCTTTTTTAAATTGTTTATAAAAATTACGAGGCACTTTTCACTCCTATTATTGTTAAACTTCACCGTTCGTTGTTTGCTTAAATCATGGCCTGTACGCCAAAATCGCATCACGCAGTTCAGCAGTGATCAGCGTGTGCTCTACAAGATAATTAAGCATTTCCTGCACAGCTGGCAGGGCCAAATCAACCGTCTCAGTTCTCGGGTCATCTAGAAGGCTGTAAAAATCCTCAATTATTGCATCAGTTGAGCGAGCAGCATTTATTGCCACCCGATTTGCAATCGGGAAAAGCAGCTTGAATCCAATCACAGGTATTGCCGCCGGCGTTGTGTTTACGATTTCGTATTGATCGCCGCCTGGGTCAAGAAACCGCTGATCCCCGCAATCCCAAACTCCACCGTTTAAAACAGGTCTGTTGGATACGTTGATTACCGTATTGCTTGCTATATGTTTGAGTTGGTACATTTTCTATGCTCCTATGCCGCGAAGCGTTGCGCCATACTGAAAGATAGAGCCTTTATTCCCAGCCAAAGAATTTGCTGAGTGATCAAAACCGGACGAAACTCCAAGAATGGCGTTTGTTTCATATGATCCGGCCTGAAAATACATACGCACCGACGCATCTGCAACGGCGTTTGCTTGCACCACACCTATCACTGCCGTTTTTGCGTATTTCCCCACGCACAGCATCGTTCCAGCCGTTGTTGCGTAGTCATATAGCGCGATAAATGCGCGGTCAGTACCGGCTATAATGCGCGGATAACTGCCTCCGGTCGTTCCGGGCTCTACGCCTATCGTTGTTTCTGCTGAGTCTATAAGATTGCCGGTGGCTATTGATATAACCCAGATCGTTGGCGCTGTGTTTGTGCTAGTCATCGAGATCGCACAAATAAGCCCGTTGTCATAAAAAGCATCAAGAAAAAAGTTGTACTGCGTTGTTGCTGTAGTCGTTATGATGGTTGTGTAGCCTGTTCCGTTTGTCGGAAGTTTTGAAGTGCAGCATTTTGAGTCAGAGCTTCTATGCCAGATCAGCCAGAAAGCCGTACCGTCAGACACGATCTTGGTTTTATTCGACGCGCCACCTGAGGTTGTGGCTGCGCTAAAAGAACTTCCTTGCTGCGCACCTGTATTATCAAAGATATAAGCCTTTTGATTTGTACCGTTCGCCATTCCAACCGCGAAATACCCTGTCATCACAGCCAGGTTCGGATACCACGCCATACTTCCGGTCGTGTCCAATGACGTGAAAGCCTGAACGATTGCGCCAGCGGTTGATATGACGGCGTAATATAGACCGATACTAGAAACAGTATTGTTGCTTGAAATTGCAACAGCAAGATTCCCGCTGCTTAATTGCAGAACTCTGTGATACTGAGTTCCAGTAGTGCCGGTGCGAGTCCATACGGTTGTTTCTGCGAGCGTGTTTGTGCCGCTGTTGTCGTATGTTTTAAGGCAGCTTAGAAGAGGATTTGAATTTTGCTGATAAAGAACCGCAAAGCCTCCGCCAGATAATGCGCACGCAGAGAAGTTTCCGTTTGCAGCATTTGCCACATTGGCAGATGCAGAAACTATTCCAAGATTGCTATCATAAACAGCGTAAGTTATCGCTCCAACAGTATAAACAACGCAAGCTAAGTTGCCGTTGCTCAATAATATCAGGTGATGATTAGCCCTTCCTGTGGATGTGGAAATGTCAACATAGTTTATCAATGCGCCGCTTGGCGCAAATTTGCTCAATCTCCACCCGGCACCTGCCGCCGCATCTGTTAACGTAAAGATATTGCCATAGTCATCCATCACGACAGCTTGCTTTGCATATGCTGCGCTTTGCGATGCAACAACCGATGTCTGAGTTACGATTCTGCCGGTTGCGGCGCTTGATTGCGCAGTGCCGTAATCAACATTCCCGACCGCAGCGAAATTCCCTACCCGTACCCTGAATGCCTTCCCAGTGTGCCCGTCTACTTCAGCCAAATCTTTAGCAGTTAGATTTTCACCTGCTTTTAATGAAGCCGTGTTTTGCGTTGGATTAAAATCTGACAATTGCATTTTATATAGCCTTCCAGCCGGATGCTGTGTAAATGAAAGATACGGTCAACCCCGCAACATTAAGCACGAAGTCTTCAGCCTGTGAGTTTCCTGATATATCTACAAAATTCGATCCGTTGCGATCAAGTGTTACCGGCGCTGATGCCCAAGTTGCGAACGGGTCAGAAACAATCACCAAATCACCGGCGCCGGGAGATAATGGCATTGCAGCGGTAAAAGAGCCGCCGCTCGAGTCTAGCCAGTGCTGCATTCCTGTCGTCAGGTTTCCATTGGACGATAGATAATCCAACCCGCTTGCGCCGTCTTGACCGGGCAATGCTGACAAACTTACCGTCCAAGCACTATTGCTTCCAGACCCAGTAAATTTATTATCTGAAGTAAAATTCAGAACGCCAGTTCCAGAATCGTAACTTGCCACAATCCCGCGCATGTATTTGACAGCATCGCTTGTTTTTGCCGCAATTATGCTCATCCCCGGCACCAACGCTTTACCGGTCTGGATTGTCAGCGTTTTGCTGCCACTTCCGAACGTTTCTGATGTTGTGCTGGTTGCGCTTGTGCCGGGAGCGTTTACAGCAGTTAATGCGCTTGCTGCCGCGTCCGTGGCGCTGTTTTCAGCATCTATTGCGCTCGCCGCCGCATTGCTTGCTTGCGTTGTTGCTGTTGCAGCAGATGCCGCCGCAGCGATTGTCTTAGTGTTTACCTCAACCCGTGCAGCTTCAACCTCGGTGCTAAAGGTTGGCAAATCCGTAGAAAAAAACTCTTCTACATCTGCTTTAAATGTTGGAGATGTGCGGTCTAATGCTGGCAACGCTGTTACTGTCATATGATCCCCTCAATTTCAAGATTGCATAAATAATATTTTGGATATTCAATGGCTATCTTAAAATCCCTGAAAAAACCGTAAATTATTAATGGGTCAAAGCCAATTTGCCCGTCAGAGCCTACAAACGCAGAAGGTTTGGGAGCGTCTGCAAGGGCACGAAAAACTAAGTTAAACATATGCTTTGGTATCATTGTCTGCACACTACTAGTTTTTGCCCATTTTCCTTCAGTTATAGCAACGTTACCCCATGTGTCAGTTTCTTTTTTGCTATAGTCGATTACTCCTACACTTGCACCTGAAAGCGTATTACTCATGTCATATATGCTTCCAGGCTTGCATACTCCGATACCAACCGCTCCAGATGAAGAAGAAACGGTTATCGTAATTTCAGGATCGTAAAAATGCCCCGGCAAATCTATGAGCGCTATATCTGATCCTTGAGAATACGGAGCAAAGAAAAAGTCATAAAAACAGGTGATAATTGATCCGTCGATGCTTGATGTATTAGTGTATACAGTATCTCCACCAGGGCCATTTTTTACGGTTACAGTAACACTCTGCCCGGTCAACTCTAGCAGAGGCAACCCATCAACAGGAATTCCAGGGCGCAAAACAACAGTCAACGGACTTATGTCTTGATATGTCTGTGTGCCGACTTTCTGATCAAACATCGACCATCTGTTCGTTGCTTGAACCTCTACCCACTTCGTGTCATCTGTCAGCGCATTACCAACATTGCCAGCAGCCAAACTCTCATAAATAAGATGGTTGGTATTGTCTTGGCATCGATCCCCGAGTGCGTACGTTGTTCCTGCGTTATACGGAGAATACAGTTCGCATAACTCCGCCCACCATGTTGGAGAGCTTGCAGGCGAATGGCCGGCATTTGAGTCTTGTAGCGATCGATACACAGTAACCAACCCGGCGGTTCCTGCCACACTTACATCAGTACCAGTTGCATATGTAGTTCCGCCCGCATAAGCAGATGGCGCCACTTCATAAGCTGTGCTGCTTGTCAGCATGGAATCTGTTATCGTGTGCGGAGCGATTATTATCATGCTGCTGCCCCTGTTGCAATCTTATCCCCGTCTGGTGTTACACGCCGCAGAATTCCTGCGGTTGTAGAGCCATGCAAAGCACCGGCGCGCGTATTTGCTTCAACTTTTATAAGTTGCTCGCGCAATTCGGTGATAGCGTCTATTAGTTCTTTGTTTTGCTGAGGGTTCAGAAGATCGCGTGCATCTGCATTATTGAATATTCGTGAAGGTGGCGTGTATTCAAGTTCCGGGCCGTTTTCTCCAACAATTCTCAATCCACCACGATGCAAACCTCCTTTAGCAAAGCGAGGAACCCCATGATCATCAGCCCATTTATTCAAATCAGTAACATTCGCGCCGGTAGCTGCCGCGTACTGGTCGAAACTAACACCTAAACTAACGCCCGTTTGATATAGCTGCATATCGGTAATGCCTGGCGTTGCTGCTATATCTCTAATCTGCTGCGCTGATATTGATGGGTTTCCAGACGTTAATCCTCCACCACCGCCACCAGTTGAGCCGCCGCCGATTGATCCACCTCCAGCCGCAGCTGACGCTGAATTAAATTTTGAAATCGCAGCAGCAACCGTTAATACGCTTGTATCTATCCCGTTTAGCGCATCAATTTGCAATTGTCCTTGGGTCACGAGACTATCCAGCCGCGAAGTTTGCGACTCGAAACCAAGCGTAAGCGCTGAACTTTGATTTCTTAGAGCCGTCAGGCTTCTTTCTTCAATCGTTATCTGGTTGTCAGTCAATTTACCGAGATCAGAAAGTATATTTGCGGTGCTTCCTTTTTCGCGTGCAAAATCTAAGGCGCTCCGGTATGAACCTGGATCGATTTTTCCTAGCACACCCAATGCACCGCGCAAGCTATCAGCATCCGGCAAAGCTCCGCCAGATTTCGCCGTTGCTATAGCTCCCTGTACTTGCCTCCTAGCCGCGTCTCTACTCAACGGGAAAATGTCGCTAACAGTGGCTTTCAGTGAGTCAGAAAGATTCCTGAGTTTATCTATAGAGCTTGTTACATCATTGATCTGGTCATTAACTTTTTTTAGCGCTTCGTTGTAATCTTTCGCTATTTTTTCTTTTTCGGTGTTAACCGATTTTTGCAACGCTGAAAATGCGATACCTAGTTGATCTTTTGCCAGCTGTTCAGATGATGTGCGTAGCTGATCAGATGCGCTCCGAACTTGTATAAAAGCTGGTGCAAGGTTCAGCAGAGATTGCAAAGTGCTTTCAGTGATCCCGTTTACCTTGCCATACGACTGAACCAGATCGCGGAATTGATTCTTTGTTATGCTTGTCGATATGCCAAGATTTGACAGCTCATTGTTTACTTGCTCAGTTACAGGAGCCAGCTGTTCTGCTGATGTTAAGAAATTCTGCGCGAAGAACGATACTTTTTGATTCAGCGCATCGATGCCACCAGCTGCATCAATGAACGCAGAGCGACCTTCGTATGTTGTGCTAGAAATGAATTTCTGCGCTTCTGAAACTGATTTGCCAAGTATCGTGGCGGCATTGGTAAGAGTTTGAAATTCAGCACCGAGCCGAGAGAACGTTTGAAGCGCCGTTTCACCGTTTTTAGATAGATCGCGGATAGACGGCATCAGCTTTGTTACAATGTCATCACCGATGCTTGATATTTCGCCAGATATTTGCTCGTCTGTTAATGCTTTCCCGCTTTCAGAAATCAGGTTGATTTGATGATGAAAATCTTTCAGCGGATCGAGACTGATATTCAGCGCAGCACTGACAGATTTGACCTGAGTAGTTATATCCAGAACCGACGATTTTAGTGTGCCAGCAAGATTTGCAGCGTATGGCAACATCCCATCTGCAACGCTTTGCAACTTTTTGTTGTCAGTCTCTGCCGTTCCAGAGAGAAGGTTTACGCCAGCGAAATCGTGCTTACCGCCAACGAGCAGGCCGCCTTTGGCTTTGAAATTGGTTGTCAGATAGGCCGAAAGAAGCCCTTCAATACCAACATCACCGGTCAGTTGCGTTTCTTTCTGCTTCAGCGGGCCACGGCCAAACAATCCATTCAATATAGGGATTATTGGGATCATGTCTCCGATGATTGGAATATCACCGATTTTGTTCATGATACCGCCGAACGCGCCACCTAGACGTTTATCACCAGCCAGCATTTTCAGCCCTTGAGTTGCAGCGAACGCCGCAATCAATGGCCCTGAAATTGCAGCAAAAGAAGACCCAGCCAAAGCAGCTGGGCTTGATACTCCAGCAATAGCTCCGCCAGCCAATCCAGAACCGAATGCTCCTACCTCACCCGGAAGAAATGATAACGCTCCGCCAATAAGAGAATTTGCACCCAATCCTCCGCGCACAAGACCAATTGCATTTGACCCAATGCTTGCAGCACTCAACAAACTTCCGCCACTCGATATTCCAGATGTTACTGCGCCAACGCTGAAGATTTTATCCAGACCGATAGCCTGTGATATTTTTAGCGCCGCGAACTCAGACATGATGCGTAAAACGGCATTCTTGACGTTCTGAACCATGTTGCCAAGCCCGCCATTGAAGAAATCAAATATGCTGCTCGCAAGCGATGTCTGAATGTTGCGCCCTGCCTGTTTCCACAGTTCTGTCAGTTGATCAGTCGTGCTTTGCGTCTGTTCTTGCAGTTCTTTTTGAAGCGGGATCAGACCAACAATTTTCTGGCGCGCCTCAATCTCTGCATTAATCTGATTTATTATTTCCGGGTCTTGCTGCGCAGCTTTTTTCTCTTCTAGCCTTGCAATTGTTGTTTTCTCTACAGCAACTTGTAGACTTACCTGATTGTCCTTAGCGTATTTGAGAGCTGTTATTGAATGCTCAATTTCATGTAGCTGTTCTCCTGATTTTTTAGCGCTGTCCTCGTATGGCTTTATTAAATCTATTCTTTGCTTGCGTTCTATTTCAAGCAATTTGATGTACTCGTGCTCCCTGCGCAGAGATTCGTCTTGCTGCTTCCTAAGCTCTTTCAGAGCATCAGTTGCGTTCTTTGAATCTGCTGCTATTTTTCCTGGGGCTGTTGGTTTTTCGCCGGGAATAGGAGCTGAAGCGATGGCCTTGAGTTTTTCTAAATCCTCTTTGGCTGAATCGATTCTGAACTTTATTTCATCGGATTCTTTTTTACTAAAAATGAAGTCACTGATAGGAATAATGGCATTTATGCCTTGCATCCTTTCAAGCTGGCTCTCAAGCTCTCCTATTAACTTAACCTGCTTGTCTACAGCACTTAGTTTTTTATCGCCATTAAAAGCATTGGTCAGCGCATTGCCAAGCTTTGTTGCAAGCTCTATCCCGCTGGAAAGAAAATCAATGAGACCCGACTCACCGATAGCAATTTTCAGATCGAATATTGCCGTATTCATACGATTTATCTGAGAAGACAATCCTTTTGCGGATTGCTCTGCTTGCGGACCGAATGTCCTATTCAATTCTTGTGCCATTTTTGGCAGCAAATCTTCGGCAGTAATTTTCCCGGCAACCAGAAGTTTATCTAGCTCTGATGTCGTAACTCCCATAGCGCGAGCTGCTATACCGAATGCACCAGGCAATCTTTCGCCCAATTGACCGCGCAATTCCTCGGCCTGGACTTTGCCCTTAGAAATCATTTGCTGGAAGGCATTCAGAGCGCCGCGCGTTTGATCTGCTGACAGCCCAAGAACAGTTGCGGCCTCTGACATTGCTGAGAATATATCTCTTGTTGCTTTGCCTTGCAGAGCAGTTCCTTTTGATGCTGCCGCAAGCTTTGCGAATTGATCAGCAGATACAGCCAAATCTAAACCGAGTCGCTTTGCTTCACTTCTAACGAAAGAAAGCGCATCGGCGGCTCCTCTTGCCGATCCTGTTCCTACTTGAAGGGTGCTTGTGAATTGTTGTAGCTGGATTGTTGCTTGCGCTACTTCTTTTATACCAGAAACTACACCAGCTATACTTATGCCGACACCGGCGATCTGCGCTGCTATGCTTGCAGCGCTTGATCCTAAGCTTTTTAGATTGTTGTTAGCGGACGCAAACGCAGCAGCCGTTGAATCCTTGGCCGTAATGTCGATTTGTGTGATTGCGCTTGTCATTTCGCCCGTTTACTAGCCTGATAGTCTTTAAGAGCGATGAGATTGTCTATAAATAACTCAATCTCATCGTTGCGAATTTCAAGATACTCTGCTACATCGTTAAGCGCATTCCAGTTGAGTTCACCGCCCATGAAGTTAAAAGCATGTAACGATGCCGCTTGAATACCCGTTAAATTTACTGGCTCAACGCTCGGTATGTTCTCTCCGAACTCTTGAAAAATGAGCCAGTCAGTTATTTTTTTTCGTTTTCAGCCTTACGCAAGAACCTATCCTGAGCATCCTTGATGATCTCAGCAACTATTGGCCTGTACCATTCCGGTTTTTCTGAAATGACCTCGCTGAAATCATCTCGATTAAACTTGACCGGAGCATTCTTCCCGCCATCGATCAAATCTGATTCCTTCACGCCATCCCAGCCATCAATGTGAACTCTGCAGATTTGTGAGTCGGTAGTTGCTTGCGAGGCATACCGGCTGAATTCCTCTGGAGTTGCGCGCGTGCCGGTGAAAGTTAAATCACCGACCTTTATCTCAATTCTGCGCGCCGCCCGCAGTCTTTCAGCTACGGAACTCATGACGCGAACCATTGCGGTTTTTTACGCAGCGTCAAAGATATTTGCGCCGTTCCTGCTGCACCCACCGAACCATCGAAGCCGCGCCCGCCAGAGCAATATGCATTGAATAGCGCCTTGTATCCGTTCGCCAGAGTAAGCAAGAATGCTCTGCGTTCTTGTGCCGCGTCAGCAGTCTGTACTTCTCCAACAGCCGTAGACAGCGGGTTAGCAATACATGCCATCGTGCCTTTTTGTGCTGAGGCATGACCGAATGCAATCTGACGCTCATCGTCATGGATAGACGTAATATCCAGTTCATCCGGGGATGAATCCGGCAAAGACAGATTAGTGATATTGTCGAACGATGCGCCGAACGTGATTTTTTTCGCAGTCCCGCCGCTCGTATATGTCGTGAAGTTGGTTGAGTCCAAGCCTTCGCATACGAATGACACTGTTGTTGATACAGACTTAATGCGTATAACCATGTCATTAATCTGCGTCATACCGCCAACCGATTGAATCAGCACATAATCGCCAGCGCTGTAGTCGTGCGTCGCCGTCACGACCGCTTC